GTAGATTAAAACTTTGGAGAGATAACCCATACTCAGTTGTTTTAAAATCCCGCCAGTTAGGTATTTCTACTCTATCTGCGGGATATTCTTTATGGTTAATGACTTTCCATAAAGATAAAAATGTTTTATGTATAGCTACAAAGCAGGAAACTGCTAAAAATATGGTTACGAAGGTTAAATTTATGTATGAAAATTTACCTTCATGGCTTAAGATAGATTTCGAAGAAAATAATAAATTAACTCTTCGATTAACAAATGGATCCCAAATTAAAGCCACCTCGGCATCAAGTGATGCAGGTAGATCAGAAGCTGTTTCTCTTCTACTAATTGATGAGGCGGCATTTATTGAAAATATTGGTGAGATATGGGCCTCAGCCCAACAAACACTTGCTACTGGTGGTGGGTGTATAGCATTATCTACTCCCTATGGTACTGGTAATTGGTTCCACCAAACATGGGTAAGAGCAGAGGCTAAAGAAAACGACTTTTTACCTATTAAATTGCCTTGGTATGTCCACCCTGAAAGAGACCAGGAATGGAGAGATAAACAAGATGAATTATTGGGTGATCCTAGAATGGCGGCCCAAGAATGTGACTGCGATTTTAGCACATCAGGTGATGTTGTATTCTACCCTGAGTACATGGAATTTATAGAAAAAACCACAATTAGAGAACCTTTAGAAAGACGTGGGGTAGACCAAAATTTATGGGTTTGGGAACCTGCTGATTACACCAGATCTTATATGATATCAGCAGACGTAGCTAGAGGAGATGGTAAAGACTATTCTGCATTCCATATTTTTGATATTGAAAATGCTACTCAGGTAGGAGAGTATAAGGGTCAAGTATCTACTAAAGATTTTGGTAATATATTAGTAGCAATAGCTACTGAATATAACAATGCCTTATTAGTAGTTGAAAATGCTAATATTGGATGGAGTACTATTCAAACTATTATTGAAAAGGGTTACCAAAATCTATACTACTCACCAAAATCCGATCAGGTTAATGTAGACTCATATTTACAAAACTACGAAAACAATTCAAATATGACTGCGGGATTTACAATGTCTACTAGAACTCGTCCTATGGTTATAGGTAAATTTCAAGAATATGTTTCTGATAAAGGAGTTACTATCCAATCTAAGCGTTTAGTAGAAGAAATGAAAACCTTTATCTGGAAATACGGTAGAGCAGAAGCGCAACAAGGGTATAATGACGATTTGGTAATGAGTTTTGGTATAGGTCTTTATGTAAGAGATACTGCATTAAAATTTAGACAGCATGGATTGGATGTTACTAAAGCAGCATTAGGATCGTTCCACAAAACCACAGTAAACTATCAAGGAGCATATTTTTCAACTGGAAAAGATAATCCCTATCACATGGATGATGGGAAAGGAGGCAAAGAAGATTTTAGTTGGCTCTTATAATATTTATTAACACATTATGGCAGATACAAGCGTATTTACAAGATTAAAAAGATTATTTTCTACTGACGTAGTTATAAAAAATATAGGAGGTAATAAACTTAAGGTTTTAGACTTTAGCAATTACCAACAAACTGGTAAAGTAGAGACTAACTCTATGATTGACAGGTATAACAGGTTATACACAACTAACCAAATGCCTGTTTATAATCCCGCCCTTAATTACCAAACATTAAGGACACAATTATACTCAGACTATGAAGCAATGGACACTGATGCAATTATAGCTTCAGCCTTAGATATTTTATGTGATGAATCCACCCTTAAAAATGCTATGGGTGAAGTATTACAAATTAAATCATCAGATGAAAATTTACAAAAAATTCTATATAATTTATTTTATGATGTCTTAAATGTAGAATTTAATCTTTGGATGTGGATCCGCCAAATGTGTAAGTATGGTGACTTTTTCTTAAAACTTGAAATTGCTGAGAAATTTGGAGTTTACAATGTAATCCCTTACACAGCATACAACATTGTTAGAGAGGAAAAAATAAACGACAAGGATATGACTCAAATGGAGGTTAAATTTAGATTTGACCCTGATGGTTTGAGTGGTGGTGGTGAGTATGGTGGCTATTTTGGTGGGCTACAATCAAGTGGAGGAAAAGGTAGTAAAGGTGGGAAGGCTATATATTTTGACAATTATGAAATTGCCCACTTTAGGCTTCTTTCAGATGTAAATTATCTCCCATATGGTAGAAGTTATGTAGAACCTGCTCGTAAACTATTTAAACAGTATACCTTGATGGAGGACGCTATGTTGGTACATAGAATTGTACGTGCCCCCGAAAAGCGTATTTTTTATGTAAATGTAGGTGCTATCCCACCTGCTGAGATAGAAAACTTTATGCAAAAGACTATCTCTAAAATGAAGCGTACCCCTTACATTGATCAAAATACTGGTGATTACAACCTTAAGTATAATATGCAAAACATGCTTGAGGATTTCTATATCCCTGTTAGAGGAAATGATGCTTCTACCAAAATAGAAACAACCCCAGGATTAAATTATGATGGTATTCAGGACGTTAATTATCTAAGAGATAAGTTATTTGCTGCTCTTAAAATTCCAAAAGCATTCTTAGGATATGATGAAAATACTGATGGTAAGGCTACATTAGCAGCTGAAGATATTAGATTTGCTCGTACAATTGAGCGTATCCAAAGAATAGTACTTTCTGAATTAACAAAAATAGCTATTGTTCATTTATACACCCAAGGATATGATGGTGATGATTTGGTTAATTTTGAACTTAATTTAACTACTCCTTCTATAATATATGATCAAGAAAGAGTAGCATTAATGAAAGAAAAAATGGACTTAGCTGTAACAATGAAAGACAGTAAATTATTCCCATCCGACTTTATTTATGACCATCTCTTCCACTTAAGTGAGGATGAATATAATGAATATAGGGATCTTGCTAGAGAAGATGCAAAACGCACCTTTAGACTTACTCAAATAGAGGCCGAAGGAAACGACCCAGTAGAAACTGGTGAATCATATGGTACTCCACATGATTTAGCATCATTATATGGTAAAGGTAGATATTATGACGAGCCTGATAATGTTCCTGCAGGATATAAAGAAGCCGATTTAGGCCGCCCCGAAGAAAAAGCCTCAGACATAAACACCCAAGATGGTAATTTTGGAAAAGATAGATTAGGTGTTAAGAGAATGAAGGGTATTGATAAAAATGATTCGGATGATATTAAACCTTCATATAAAGGTGGTTCTCCTTTAGCTCTTGAGGCAAAAAATGTTTATTTTAAAAATAAAAATATGTTAGATAAAATTCCTGTTAATCGCAAACAGTTAGTGTATGAACAAGATGATGCACTATTAGATGAAAAACAATTAAGGAGTTAAAATCTTTATATATTTATAAAAAATCCCGAGATGAGAATTAAACATTCCAAGTATAAAAATACTGGTCTGCTATTTGAACTTTTAGTAAGACAGATAACAGCCGATACTCTCTCCGGGTCAGACTCACCTGCTTTAAATATTTTAAAAAAATCTTTTACTAAAACTGAATTAGGGAAAGAGTATAAATTGTATGAATCGCTATTTAAAAATAGAAATTTAACTGAAGGAAAAGCAGATATTACTTTAAACACTATATTAGAGGCGGCTCGTAAATTAAATAGAAGTACTTTAAGGAGAGAAAAGTATAATTTAATAAAAGAAATCCAAAACCATTATAATTTAGATGAATTTTTTAGACATCAAGTGGTGGGATATAAAGCATATGCTTCTTTCTATAAATTAATAGAAATATTCAACTCTGATAAACTATCAGAAACTGATGAAATTATTTACAATAAAGTAACAATATTAGAATATCTTACCCAATCTCCAATTAATAAGAAAAGAGTAAAACAAGATTTAATTGAGGAATTTTCCAAATATGATAAAGACTTAAGAGTACTTACCTATAAAGTAATGCTTGAAAAATTTAATGGTAAATATTCTAATTTAAATTCTGGGCAAAAAGAAATACTTAAAGAGTTTATTAATTCTATTGATAATACTCCTCGTTTAAAAGAAATTTACAATACCAAAATAAACGAGATTAAAAAAACACTTGAAGCTCAAGTCAAAAAAGTAAAAGATAACACTACTAAAATTAAATTAGTAGAGGTTATTAAATTATTGAGTGAAATAGATAAAGGTTCCAAAATTAATAATGATGATTTAGTAAATCTTCTTCAGTATTACCAATTAACTGAAGAACTATCTAAAGTAACTAATGGCTGAAACCATTAAACCTAAAGATTTAAGCCCTAATTTCCTTAAAAAAATTGAGGATAAATACGGCCCTACCAGTTCAGACGATTTTTTTTCAGCCGACTTAGATACTTACTACAAAGCTGATGATCCTTCTGAAAGGGGAGAAGGTGGGGGTATTACCCATACTATAATTAAACTTCCCAGCTTTGCAGAATTATTTAAAGATTTAGATCAAGCTAAAGATT